ATAAATATTAGTAAAATTATCATTTATAAAAAAAAACCAAGATTCTTCTTCGCTATCATAAGCAACCTCCACCGTTACAGGCTCTCCACCTACTAAGGTATAGGTAACTGATATAGTGTCACAACCTACCTCTAATGGCAACTTAAGAGGGACTTGACAGTTAGTCCAATTGCTGATGTCAACATCTAAATTCATTACCCATCCAGCTGCATAGTCAAGTAGCTGATTATTCAATGGAGTGATAGATGGTGAGCCAACGATATCAAAGCTATAATCATTGCTAAAATTGAAATAGTTAATTAAATCTACTAGAATTTGATGGCAGTCTGATAATATCACTGTGATGTTAGCTCTATCCTTCTGAATTATATCTAAGCAATACACCTCTAAGCTGATAGTGTTCACATCCATTGTAGTAGATGCTACAATTGGAGTGATAAATACTAAGGGATACCTCTCATCCTTAGTAGCGAAGTTAGGAAGTTGCTCATTGAAGTCACTACCTACCTTCTTAACTTGTAGATGGTCATTATAGAATGCTTCAATTTTGTTGATTAGGGCTTGATAGCTTGTCATAATTCTGCGTTTCTTTGGATTCGATTAACTCTATTCTGTGTGCTTGTCATTTCAGTCTCACTTACTACAGCTGTGACTGTAAAGTTAGGTGTTGATTGGTTGCTATTTTGATTCTCTCCACCAACATTGTTCAAGTTGTTGTTGCTACCAAACATGTTAGGTGTTGCCATTTGGGCAGTGCTAGATGGAGGAGGAGTGTTGCCTGGAGGACTTGGAGCATTACCCCCACCTTCAAATGATGTGGATGCTATAGCTGAGATAGATGCGGCAGTTGCTGCTATAGATGCGGCTATTCTTATACCAGATGCAATACCTAGTGTGAAGTCAGGTACTGATAAGATAGCTAAGATAGCTTGAGCTCCATTGATTGCAGCCATTGCTAAGTTCATTTTCTTTTGTTGCTCAAATTGTTGCTTAAGGATAGCCTCTTCTTGCTTGCTACCTTTCTCAACATTCTTGAGTTTATTCCTAGTGCTAATATCTTGCATGCTTGTGATAGCTCCTAGTGCTTCTTTTGCAGTGTCAAATCCTTCATTGATGTTACTTAAGGTCTTAGCCTGAGCCTCAGCTTCTATCTCTTCAATCTTCTTAGCTGTTTCCTCTTTTGCTGTGACTTCAGCTTGTCTATACTTTTCTCTTATAGCTTCTTTTTCGGCCTCTGACAAATCAAGTGCAGCAAGTTCAGCTATTCTCTGAGCATCCATTGCTGTAAGTTGTTGAGCTAAAAATTCATTGTTAAGTCTTATCTCCTCATCTTTATCTCCTTTAAATCTCTCAAGCTCAAATGCTAAATTTGACAACTTAGTGTCCCTAACTAATTGAGCCGATGCAAGTATCTTGGCATTCTTGTCAATCTCAATAGCTGTTATTTGAAAAGACACAGCCTTAGTGTCCTCAACTGCTTTAGTGTTGATTTCTTTAATTTGTTGCTCAGTCAAATCTTTGCCAAGAACTGCTTGCTTTCTTTCCTCTTCTATTAAAGTTTTTTGTAGCTCTAGTTTTTTTATAGCATCTTGCTCCTCTAACATCAAGGTCTTAATTCTTGACACAGCATCTTTATCAGCTATCGCTATCTTATCAGCTTCAAGCTGGTCAGTAGCTATCTTTATCTGAGCATTTATTGCTGAGACTGCTGTAGCTCTCTCCATCTCAGTTGCAAAGATTTTAGTTTTTTTGATGTTTAACTTTTCAATCTCCTTAGATTCCTTGACCATTTGGTCAATTTTCATTTGGTCAATATCTAGCTTTGTCTTACCATCAATGACAGCTTTGTCCAGGTCAATTTTGAACTGAGCACGCATTGTTTTCAAATGCTTATCTTGTTCAGATTCTATCTTGGAATTGGCTGCCTTAGCATCATCTACTCTCTTTTTATTTGATGCAGTAGTGATATCAGTTCTTTGCTGTTCAAAGTCTTTTTGAGTTGCTAAAATTAACTCATCAATTTTGATAACTGTTTTCCAATCTTGTGACCTTGAGGCTTCTCTTCTTTGTGTTTTCAACTTCGATATAGCCTCAGTCTCTTGAATCTTAAGCATAGCCTTAGACCTTTCAGTCTCATTCTTGATTGATTTAGCATTCAACATTTCAACCTGCTTGTCAATGTCAAGAGCTAACTTCTTTTTGTTAGCAGCATTTTGAATTGCTAACTGGTTAATCTTATTGATAGCATCAGCTTCTTGATTCTTTAACTCTCTGAATCTTTTAGTTTGCTCCTCATCCATATCAGCAAGCTCACCCATTGCTTTGATATCTTTCTTCCTCCAGTATTGTTTTCTTTGCTCCTCTTCAATCTGTAGCTCCTCTAATGTAGCAAATCTATCAATCTCTACTCCTAGTTGATTCTCTACAGCTGTTATCTCTTCATTATTTAAGTCTTTGGTTACATTGTACAAACCTATTCTTGCCGCCATTTCAGCTTCAATAGATTTGATATTTGACTCAGATGCCGCCTTTATTGTCTCAGCGTTTTTTTGTGCGGCATTATCAGTTAATCCTAACCAATCAGTAAGAGCTTCAAAGCCAGCAATAAGTGCATTAATAGGAGCCATTAAGAAGTCTAGAACTTTTTGAAGTACCCCAATTTTATTCAAGAATATAGCTACTGCTGCGACAATAGCAACTATCACACCTACCAATAAGAATATAGGGTTAGCAAGTATCTGTACTCCTAACTTAACAAATGCACCACCCATAGTCTTAATGACACCAGTGAAGGCCTTGAATCCAGCCGCTACCTCTTTAGGATTGACGTTACCTAATGCACTAGCAAAAACTTGAGCTTTCTGTTGAGCTTCTTCAAAGTCTAATGATAACAATGAGTCCTTGATACCACCTAATGAGTTACTCACTTGCTCAAACTTAGAGCCAGTAGCAAAGTTATTTACAGCCTCATTTGCATCTGATAGTTTATCTTTCAGCTCACCAGCTCTTTGTGATAGCTTGGCAATTGACTCAGGATCTGTAGCGTCAGCAATAGCACCCTTTAACTCTCTTAACTCAGCTTTGATGGCTCCAATGCCAGTTATCTTTAATGGTATTTCAACTTCATTCATAAACTCTAATTTCTATTGTATTGTAAGACATTGCTCCATCTATAGACGTGGCAGTTAAATCATAGGTGTTAATTCTTACATTGTCAATTGTACCCCATAAAAATTCAGTTATAAAAACAGATGCCAATGTATTGTTAAGTGACAAATAAACTTTATCTTGATTAAGGAAAGCTCCTAATAAGTCACCAGAATAAAGACCTAATCCTACCCTTGTCCACACTATGTCTCCTATCGTATTCTCAAGTACTGTGACTGTAGGATCACTTGTGCCAGTCTGACTGATTGTAGCTACATACTTCTTGTAAGGCACTACCACATCACCATTAATTGTGCCAGTGACTGTCAGGTTATTTATAACCATACCACTTTCACTCAAAGTCTGACCATCACCTACTATGATTCCTTTAGTACCAGCTGTGACTACATTGCCCTTGCCAAATACTTGAGCATTCGCACCTGGTAAAATGACATTGTTATTGAAGGTATTCCTACCTACCAATGCATCTACTCCTACTCCTATCAATACGTCACCAAATGGTCTACCTAAGCCAGTCTTAAATGGTGCTAGGTCTATCTCAGTGTCAATGCTGATTAGCTCTACCTTAGTCAGCTGTCTTTGGTTGCCATTGTAATCTTGAATCTTGTTAATATTCCACCATGAGTTATCTATGTAAATTTTATCATTCAGCTTAAGTGATTGGATGTCTACCTCAGTCAAGTCAAAGTAAGCTATCAGCATCTTGCCAACATTGATTTGATTGACTGTGCGTCTCCAATATAGATTGTATAGGTTGTTAGATGTTAATGATGTTGGCTCATAGAAATAGAAGTCATTAGTGCCAAAGTTGATATCAAAGCTAGGAGTCAAAGCATTGTCAAAGTGTCCCAACATTGGATAATCAGTCAAGCCAAACTCTCCAGTAGTGCCAAAGTCTAAGATGTCAAATGGTTGACATGACTGCAAGCCACCATCATACAAGATGCGAATGTTAGTATTTGGTGATGCACCAATTATAGCTGGCACATAAGCTCCAAATGATGTCAAGAATACTGGTGTCGGTGAGAATATTAACTCTTGAGTAGCAACATCTTTCACATATTCGTTGTCAAATGTATACTCTATCTGACCATAAGTCTCAGCAGTTGCTTGTGTGTACATTGTATTGAACTCATCCTCATCAGGTGCATAAGTGAGCTTGAGCTTCTTATTGCTTAAGTCAGGCAAAAATATAAGTTCCTGCTCCTTGTCCTTTGCTAACTTTCTGCTCCAATCTTTCTCAGTTCCTGAGTCATAGTATTCATCACGATGTCTTAAGATTAGATTGTTAGGATTGTTAACATCTTGCTCAACATACAAATTGTACATCTGTAGGATAGACTTAACAAAGTCTGACTGCTTGATTTCTTTTGGTACGTATTGATTGATGTTAAGTGTACTACCAGTTACTTGGATGTTATTGCTAGGTAAGATTGACATGTTTATTGATGTCAAGTCTAGAACCACGTTAACTGGTGCTAATGTGTCAGTAGATACTGTGTACCAATTGCCAGTAGTGAATGCAGCATCTGTGTGAAATATCTCAACACCAGTATTAAGAATTTGAATATCTGATACTGTTATAGTTGTACCATTGTTTGCATTAGTTGCTGCTGGTATTTGAAGTGTATTTGAGAATGTTAAAATAGTAGTGTTACCATTTGGTAGTACTGTAGTGATTCCATTAACCACAACAGTTGAGCCATAGACTATAGGGTTATCAAATCCATCTACAGAAACCCTCATAAACACTTTATAGTACTTTGCTGGTGTATCTACATAACAGTCCTCTCCACTTGTATTCTCTAAAATTATTGAGCCACCAATTGTCAAGCTATAGATGTAATGCTCTCCAGCTGGTAAACTAGTATTTATTGGTGAAGTATACTCACCAGTAGTAGGGTTGAATATCGCTTGAGTATCTGTTAGCTCTGCCCATCCTGAGTCAATAGCTTCTTGAAAAGTTATATTTTGACCAACTGCTTGTACATTGGTAGTGGTCCATGTGTTGGTAGCCTCAACTAAAAAATCATTATAATCTTGATCGTTAGTATCTCCGTTGTAAGGAATTAACAACTTATCAAATCTAGCTGAGCCTATCTCATCCCAAGTGTAAGTAAATCCAGCTACAGCGAATATCCTATCAAAGTAAGTCTTAGCGTATATTGCTGGCTTAAAGTCATTAGCATTGAAGTCATTGCTCTGAATGTATGGCATCACATACTTGTAACCATCAGCTACTGTGTGACTGAATGATGCAACTATATCTGTTGAGCTAAATGTATGATCTAAGTCACTAAAGTCTAAGTCAGTCAAGTTAGCGTTTGTAATAGCTGTGAAAAACTCAGCTCTACTATCCTTGATTAGTACTGTGTAGCTTACCTCATCCTCATACCTTGTGCTAGTCTGTACCTTGTTGACTGACACCAATTGTAATAGTGCATCATCTAAGATAGGCACACCATTTTGTATCACTTGACACTTAGTCAGTGTGTTGATGTTGAATGTGCCAGCTTGTATGTTCACATCGTAATAGTGTCCTAGTAGGTCATTATTGTTTTTGGTACCAACAAGAGTGATAGTCTTTGAGAATGTCCCCTTGCGAGAAGACAAATCTCTAATGTCACCAACACTGAAAGTGATAGGTAGTGCAAGATTCTCTGAGACATCAAGCACACCAGTTGAAAGTACTATCTTAACCATTGATTGTGTCGTTGTTGCCTATCCTAACTTGGATAGATTGCTTGATTAGATTGTTGTTGCGTTGCTTGAACACTTCAAAGGTGTTAGTGGTAACATTACAGCTCACATACTCAGTACTCTCAGGCACGTGAATAATACATCCAGCCTCATCGAATAGTACAGCTCCATCCTCTGTGATGTGATAGAGTACATTCTTGATGTAAGTTTGTGGTGATGTCAGTAACTGTTGAAAATACTCTCCCTCAGCTTCGGTCATAAAATTTGTTGATAAGTCATAGAGCTTAGTCACCTCAGTGTTAATGTTAACTGTGCCTTGTTCATAACTTTTATACTGCCATTGGCTGTCAACCACTGCACCAGGTACATCTTGATTGTATGTCTGTCTAGTGATGTTACCTCTCTCGTATACCTTAAGTTGGAACGCAAAGCTACTCCATGAGCCTAATCTATCTAAGAACACAATGTGACTCTCAGAGATGAGCATACGTCTGTCTATATTTATTTTATACTTTACTGACTTAACTGGATTGAATACTCCATCTGAATACCATACCTCATAGCTAGTAGTGTCATTCTTTACTAATGGAGCTGTGCCACTTACTACTGTTAATGACCCATAGTTATTAGGACCAACTGCTACACCTTTGATGTAGTCACCTCCTGAGATAGCCTTGTAGAATATATCACCGTTGTCATTCTCAAAGTACACCCTCTTGTTAATCGCGACTGTTGTCACGTCCTTAGCATTGAGCCATAAATCTTGACCAGGTGTTGAGCTGAATGATTGAGGCTGGTCTGTTAACCATTCCTTTGTAGTACCATCAAGCTCATAGTCTAGCTCATCCCAATATGGGAACTCAAGCCAAGGATACACACCATTGAAGACAAATTTATCAAGTGTTGACTCTATGTCTAAGTCTATAGTCTTTCTCTTATCAGCATACTCAACAACTCCATTGATAGTAGCATCTGTAACTCCTGACCATAGAGCATTGATTGTAAAGTTAGTTGTGCCAGTGATAGCAATAACTGTATGCAACCCCTCAACACCAGGATTCGCAACTCCACCATCTGCTTGAGTGATATTCACCTGGTCACCTACTACAAATGGATGCGTTGCTGTGATGCGAACATTTCCACTATTATCTGTAAGTGATGCTGTGTAGCTCATATCAAAGATGTACTCCTCACCAAATAGAACATCATAGCCAAAGTAGCTATGCTCAGCATCATAGAAGGTAGTGACTGATGGATTGAAGTCAAAGCTAACTGAGTTGCTCAATAGCTTACTCAAGTCTTGTTCACCATAGCCAGTGCCATAAGTTGGTAGTGCTTTGTAGTAGCCTATTCTTAGATTAGTCACCGAGTCATAGACCTCAAAGATGTATCTGAAACCTGACTTATTCTTGTTAGTAGAGTCAATTATGAATTTACACTCGTTGTAAGCTGGAGTGAAATCTTGAGGCTGTGCTATGATTGTTGTTGCCATACCTATATTGTATTTTTATTAGATTTCAATTAGAAGGAAATATAGCTGTCATCTGTAAAGTACTCCTTCTTGATGTAGGTTGCCGCATACCTAATGGCATCCATAGCATCATCCCATAACTTGACTGGCTCATCTGTGATTTGGTCACCTATTTTCTTCCACTTGTAGTTCTCGTATTCCTTCTTGATAGCTGGATGGTCTTCACAGAATATACCAAAGGTCTTAATATTATCTATCCCTTGCTTGACTACCTTATTGGCATTCTCAATGTAGTATCCAGCTCTGTCTATTTCTGCTATTGTTTCAGGTCGAGAGTAGTCAGCTAAGATGTTGATGCTCTTTTCAATTCCTAGTTGATCCATGCGTGCTATCAAGTCAGTAGTAGTCAAGTAGCTCTCATAGATGACAGGCTCAATGTAGATGTCTTTATCTCTCCAATAAACTCTGACCAATGCTGTGGGATGATTATACCCAAAATCCATTCCGTATACATAAGACGTGAACTTAGCAGGTCTATGCTTAACAAATGACCAATTAGAGTAGATGTTACTTTTGCTGATAGCCTTCTCTCCTAGTGCATAGATTTGATACTGTGCCTCATCTGTCCGTTTCAAGTCTTCAATCTGTCGCTTGATGCTCTCAGGTAGGAATGGATTGTCTTTGTAGGTTGACTTGATTAGGATTGACTCCTCAGCTGGTAACTCATACAGCCACGAGTTAGACTCTGAAGGATTGTAGTCAAAGATTAGCTTTCCTTCTGTCCTCATGTTGAGCTGAGTGAAGTCATCATAATAGAGCTCATTAGCTTCATTACACCAGGCAAGGTCTCGCTTCCTACCTCTTATCTTTTGCTCATCATCCACTGAGAAGAATTCAACTATTGAGCCATTGCCAAAGGTATAGATGTGCTCTGACTTATTATGCCTTGCCACGTCATAGATTTCAAGTGTCTTCATTATCTCTAAGAAGTCACGCATAACAGTAGCTCTCAATGCTGGAAAAGTTTTGCGAATGATACTGACTACCTTGTTAGGATTCTGTAGACAGTAGACAATAATCAGCTGACATAGTGAGTAGGTCTTTGATGACCTTGAGCCACCTTCATTGATGATAAACCTATGACTTGAGTCATTTAGTGCCTCGTGATTCTTTTGGAATATTACAGTTGAATTTAGCTCCATAGACAAATCATACCACTATTAGTAGTACTTATATTTATTATTATTTATATATATTACTCTTTATTAGAAGTAATAATATTAACCTTTATCTCAGATAGTGATTCACCATTACTGGTTACATCTTGCTTATCTCCTATCCCTAACATTCGAGCTGTTAAATTAGGAGCTTTATATTTTCCAGTAAGAGTGCCACTAACTTGGTCATCTTCCCATTCATCTCGTGCATGTGTAATGACTCCCACATATTCATTATAAGCCTTATCCTTATTGTCTATATATTGATGTATGTGATAGCCATAATTCTTACGCACAAAGACTTGAAATGACTTTCTAGTGATTGGTTTTTGAGCTGGTAAATATAGTACCTCTCCTGTTTTATTATTAGCTACAGGCAACAAGTCATATTGTTGAAGTCTATCTTTAACATACTCATCCCAAATCTCTAGGAATTGCTCAGGTGATTTTATCCACTTATCCTTCGGCATTGTTTGAGTCTTGCTCTTGTTTTACCTCTTCTAGTCTCTCAACAAATTTCTTTGTACGTTTCTTTTTAACTGGTGTATCTATTGTTTTAAGAAACTCGGGTGATAAATCATTTTCAGATATTGGTCCTACAATTCCTTTGTATTGAATAACAGTAGACTCAGGAGCTGTAGCAGTCACTACCTCTTCAAAGATGTGCTTAAGTCCAATTGTCTGATAGTATTTCACTTTACTAAGGTCAAGGTTGTTGACTACAATAGTCTTAGTGCCTTGGAATCTGTCATAGATTTTCACTGTCTTACCTACGAATTCTGGTTTAATTGTGTATTCCATAATATTAGTCTTTATACCTATATTGTATCTCTTTTATATTTTGTTTTATTTCTTTTATCAGAAAGAAAGCTGATGTACTGTTAATGTCAAAGTACTTAGCCAGTGCTGTTTGTGTTGAGTGACCTTTGTCATAGTACGCTTCAAAGATAATCTTTTTTATCCTATCATCCAAAGAGTTGCGATATATCTCCACCATTGCCTTCTTAAAATTATAGCTATCCTCTAGATTAACCTTGTGCTCAATGTCAGATGGATCATCTAATGAGTCACCTAAGTATTCATGTGACCTGTAAATATCATCTTTTTTAGTCCTAGATCCTTGAGTCCAAATGAGCTCATACTTGATTGTGTTAAGTAGATAGCTCTTTGCTTTGTCTTCTGTAGCTTCTTCTATCTCTAGTTTAGCACAATGAAGGTAAGCGTTGTTGATGACAGCATCAGCTTCTACTGAGCTAGGTATCTTGAGTCGTTGAATGAAGTGCTTTGTGTATTTAAGCACCTCTGTGTAGTTTTTTTGCAAGTATTGGTCAAGCATTCTTTTCATACCAGGATAAAAAGTCCTTATACCACACCTTGCGTCTTACTGTAGAGCAAAAGCACTCCTTATCAATCACCTTAGTAGCCATGAATTTAACCATCTTAAGCTGTGATAGTGATCTCTTAGTCAGAATCTCCTTCTCAGGTAGATTGATGATAGATTCTACGAGTTGTATATCAGTTTCTGTAAGCATACTGCTGTAAGTGAAGTAGCACATGCTACGGTGAATGATTGTGAATAAATTAGTGCAGTCCAAAATGACATACACTTCCAGCATCCTAGAGCAGTGTGTAGCCAGTCGGGCATGATAAATCTATCAATGAATTTTTGGATAGGCTCGAAGTTAACAAACCACCAGGTAGCTACTAATGAAGTAAAGAATGCTGTCATGTTGTAAAGATACTAATTTTGTATGTACCATTTAAACCATTTGTCATAAAATGCGTCAGTCACAGTGTTACCGCTCATAAATCTACACAGCTGTGATAAATGCACTCCGATGTCCTCAGCTATGTGTACCTTCAAGTATCTGTTTGTTATTCTCATAGTAGTCTGCTCTATCATCCATTGCTTGATGGAGAAGTCTTTATCTGTTAAGATAGTGATAGTATAAATCTTTGATAAATCCATGTAGAAAATAAATTAAAATTAGTATTGAAACGATTGTGAGCCCTCTCTTGCCAAGAAAGTAGTGCATGCCATAGAAAAATAGCCCAAAGGTAGCCATTAGGCATAGCACTACTATGATGTACTTAACTACTCTCATTAGAATAGCTTAGATTTTACCTCAAGTACATTCAATGTATTGTAATGAGTTTCTTTGTATGCTTTACCTCTTAATTCAAACACAAGCTCTACTGTATCATTCACCTGGATAAAATCTAGTAGATATATCTTATCATTCACTAATTGGAATTTTACTTCTTGCGGATACTTATCATCTCCTACCTTGAGGATAAATTCTTGCACTCTAAATGTTTCAGTTACTTGCTTTGCGGGCAATTTGTTGATGATTGCTCCTTCTAATTTAAATTGATTCATATTATTTGTTTACTTGTTACTTAAAAAACCCCTCCAACTGTATTGTAATTTAATTTGCCAGACTTCGAGTAACTGGAGGGGTAGACTTTGCCGAGCCTCTATACTACTTTCTCAGGGAATGGGACCTCAAGTCTCATTTTTGCTACTTCAATCTCTGCTCTTATTGTTAGAGCTTTTGCATACTCATCAGCCATAGATGCTATAGTTGAATGAGGGTGTACGTACTCAGCTTCATAGCCATTTCCGATTGCTGATAACAAGCCTTGCATTGCAGCAATCATTGCTTGTTGGTAAAATTCTTTTTCTGTCATTTTGTTAATTTATATAGGTTTAAAAATCTCGCTGTGCTACACTTGAACTCTTTCATAGGGTTATCTGTAGTAGCTTGAGTCACTTGATAGATGACCATTCCTTCTTTCTCTGAGATAGGAACAACCAACTGCTCTCTAGTCTCGTTTTTGTACGTTTTGTTTACTTGTATCATTTTGATTTGTTTAAATTGTTAAATTCCTCTTTGCTTACTTTCCTAACATCTAGTTGATCATAGTTCTCTGTGACTAAAATACAATAGTCATGACCTGACTTATTGAATGTCTTAGCTGAGTATCTAGCATATTTGAGATTCTCTAGGCTTGACTGAATAATGAAGTAGGATTTTTCCATTATTTACAGTTTAATTGTATAAAATATTCATTGTAGTACTCAGTACAAGCTAAAAGACGCTCTTTAATGGCTTCTTCTGTTGAAATGTTGCGTTCATACCTTAGCACTGTTATTCTCTTTCTAGGGTCAATGTGAGATACCTTGTGGATAGATTTATTATCCCAGTCTGAAAGTAGAAAGTCATCTGTGTCAATCATGCAGTAGATTAGCTCAGCTGATTCCTTGTCACATAGCATCATGTAACCTCTCAACTGCCACTCATAGTCTTTATTTATTCCTTCTGCTGCTATAGCTGGGAAAGTCTCAAGTGACCATGAAGTCTTAATGTCAATGATTGAATTCTCTAAGATGATATCAGGTGTACCAATTAAGCAGTCATTCTCAATAGTTTCTTCATTCTTGATGTAGAATGAGTCTCTAATCTGATTAACTAACTCTATAGACTCGTGCTCCCAGTCAGTGCCTTTCTGCATTGCTTTTGTAGAGATAAAAGAATTGTATCCAAAGAAGTCTTCTTTTGCCTTGCTAGCGATGTAAGATTTAGTAGTCTGTGATAGTGTCTCTGACTTAGTGCGTGACTCAGTCATAAGTTTTCCTAGTGATGATGGATGCCATTTCATAGTGCTTGTAATTGTTGTTTGGTTAAACTGAAATCTGATTTTAATTTCTCTGCGGTGTACTTTCCTGACTCAATTGACTTAAGAGCTTCTTTGAATCTGTCATCTGTAAGGGATGGCTTAGTGGCTGATGCGACTGAGTTACCATCATCATCTACAGCTTGAAGGCTCAAAAGAGATTGTAAAGTTGCTCTTCTGTAGTAAGTCGTTGCACTAATCATTTTTTGTGGATCAATGTTGTCAGGCAATGTCAACCAGCTCTCTATCATTTCACCTGACTCAATGTCAATTATCTGAGTACTCAGAACTTTGTCATGAATAGGTTGTAATAGGAGCAGTCCATTCTCATGAAGGATAGGCTCAACTGTTTCTAGCAATGCGTTAATGTCTGCATAGCTCTTTTTAAAGTGAGGATTGGTGCTGTTCTTAACAACCTTTCCAATACTCATTTTTGCCTTGTGAATCTTAGTCCACAATGGCACTTTGTT